AGACTACATTTGTAGACAGCGGTGCCATGGGATTTGGTTCTGCTGTACAAGTGGAAGAAGGTGTTTATTTTGTCAATGGTTTCTTTGTAAGAAATGATTCGGGTCTTATTGTTGTTGATGGTTACAGTGACAATCCTTCGGTAAAAGTTGGATTCAAAATTTCCGAAACCCTAGTCACGCCAGAGGATGACCCTTCTCTGTATGATAATGCATTCGGATCTTCTAACTATGCTGCACCTGGGGCACATAGACTACAGATTACACTAACTCTGGTCAAATATCAATTTGAACAGACTCCAGATAAGAATTTTATTCAACTCCTATCTATTAAGAATGGAGTTATCCAGAAACAAGTCAAGCAAGCAGCATATAATACTCTTGAGAACACTCTTGCCAGAAGAACCTATGACGAATCTGGCGATTACGTAGTAGAGAACTTTGATGTTGATATCAGAGAGTTCTATCAAAGAGAAGGAAACTTTGGATTGTATCGTGCTGGCGTTGATGGCACGGTAGGACCAAATGGTATTTCTGCAACGGAAGCTGCAGATAAACTGATTGCAACAGTTGGTGCTGGCAAAGCATACGTTCGTGGTTTTGAAATTGTTAATAAAGAAACCAAGTATCTAGAAGTTGATAAGGCAAGAGAAACTCTTGCTAGAGATAACGTAACGATCAAGTCTAATGGTCTTGCATCTTTCACACTAACTAACGTATATAATACCCTCCCCCTAAATGCAGAGGGAGCAGATCTTACTGCATATCCAACTGTATTCCTGAATGCTGTATATAATGACGGAACTATTGGATTTAATAATCTGGAAGATGTAACTGAATATAGACAGACTCTCTCCAGAAGAGGTCAAGGTTTTGACAAAGATGATGCTGTAAAAACTATTTGGGTACAGGCAGCAGCTGATTTGGGTCTTATCGATGAGACTAGTATTTCTGATTCTCCTGGATCTGGAAAACTAGATTTGAGAACTCTGTATTTTGTTCAGACAAGAACAGATACTGGCGGTGTAGCAACAACAAATACTGTCAAGTGTCTATCATTTGCAAAAGTTACTAGACCTGAAATTGGTGATGTAAATGCACAATTCCTTCAGTTGACTGTTGCTGGTAGAAAAGATCTACTAGACGACTTCTTTCTTGAGTACGATGATAACGTAGCGACAAGAAGAAGATTCTTGTACACCAGTCTCGCTAACGTTCAACAAGAAGTCAACAACCTAGGATATATTGTAGATTATTCCGACAGCATTGTTCCTGTCATTGGTGTAGCAAAACCAAAAGACTTTACTCTTGTTAAGAGACCAGAAGGATTCAATCAGGATACAGACATCATTATCTCTCGTGGAAAACTTGCTGATGGTAGAGAAACATATAACGGCAACTTTGATCTCTCTTACTTCAATCCAGTATTTTTCACCAGACTTTTTGTAGACTCTCCCGTCACTCCAGACTTCGCACCTGGTAAGTACATTTATGGTGCTACAAGCGGCGCATATGGCATTGTAGAAGGTTCTTCCAATGGTTATATGTCATTGGGTAGAAGTCTGTTTGTAAAGACCTTGTACGGCAATTTCATGCCTGGTGAGACTATTAATAGTGAAGAAGGTTCAGTTCTGCGTATTCCAAAGAACAACACCATCTCTCACTTTGTTGTACAACGCCAAGGAACTGGTTACGTTGCAGGATCGAAGATTAATGTTAATGGCACTCTATATGAAAGTGCTGATATTGAAGTTGGTATTGATGGCGGTACGGTTTATAAGATTGTAATTAAAAACAGAGATGCAATCCAAACTGAATTTGCTGCACCTCCTATTTGTGAGGTAACTGGATCAAATACAATCGCTGCGGGTATTGCTCCTGTACTGTATAGAGATACAGTTCTGACATACACAGCACAGAATGTGAAGTCTCTGTATTCTGAATTTGGATCAAATAATAAATTCTCTGCTGATATTGAAACTACTGAAGGTAGTCTTTCCGATACGAGAAACGTAACTGAATCTACTTTCTCTGGCACGAAAGGATACAAGTTTATTGAGTGTAATTCTTTTGGATCTGATGCGTCTCTTGTTCTCGTTCAAGGTGACATCATTCAATTCAACGATGATACTGGAAGAGTCAATAAGTTTACTGTTGAACTAGTAACTACACCAAGAGGAACCGATAAGTCTAGAATCTACTTGAATGGTGCTCTGCCCGACACGATGACTGCAAAGACTGTCATTAGACAACGTGGCAAGATTAACAATGGTTCTACATCTACCTTGATCTTCCCAACAGGAAGTAAAGAAGTAGGCAGCCTTGTTAAATCAACCGAAGATACCAAACTAGTTTATTACATCAGAAGAGATTTTGTAACTACTGGTAGTGATAACGGTGGTAACATTACTTTTGCTGCACAACTAGATTTTGGTACACAGAGATTTACTCAATTCACAGAAAGAGACTTCCTCATCACAGTCCTCGACAAAGGTGGTTCTGACCTAGTAGAAACTGGAGATGTTGTTTATGTTTCTCCAGAGTTCGTTAGCATTTTGAATACTACAGATGCTACCTCTGGTTTGTCTTCGGGCAGTATCACTCTGACTTTCCCTGGCAACTACTTTGGCAACAATGTAACCAACTTCCCCAAATTAAAGTTGACTGCTACTATCGAAGTCTCGAAAGGTAGACCAAAACTTAAGACCGCAATTAAGAATAAGAGAGTCATTATCCAATCTCCTGGCGACCAAGTTCTACCTCTCCGTGGTTTGGATTATGATAGTGACAGCACAGAAGTATTCTCCTATTCCGATGCATTCCGTATCAGATACATTTATGAAGGATCATCTTCTGCTCCCCCAACTGTTGATGTCAATGGCAATCTGGTTGTTGGTACAGATCTTACTAACAGATTTACTTTTGATGATGGACAAAGGGATACATTCTATGACGTATCCAGAATCGTTCTGAAACCTGGATTCAGTCCACCAACAGGTCAACTAGTTGTTGCTTTCGATTACTTCGAGCATTCCCAAGGAGACTTCTGCACAGTTGACTCTTACATCCACGAAGCAGGTGTAGTCCTAGATGAGATTCCTGATTTCAACTCTAATGTTCATGGTAATGTAAGTCTGAAGAACGTTATTGACTTCAGACCAAAAGTAGACTCTACCGCAATTATTCCTGGATATCAGGATACGTCTCTACTGTCGCAAGCAGAGTATATTAACTTTATTGGACCTGGCGGTTCGGTTTCTAGTACACCATCTTCTGCGAGAAATCTCCCTTATACCATCTCATTCAGTGAGTCACAATATCTCGACAGAATTGATGGCGTCTTCCTTACCAAGAAGGGTGAATTTATCATCAAGAAGGGTAATGCATCTCTAAACCCAAGCAAACCAGAGATCATTGAGGATGGTATTCCTCTCTACTATATGTTCATCCCTGCCTTCACGAAGTCTAGCAAGGATGTAAGAATTACTCCTGTCGATAATCGTCGTTATACAATGCGCGACATCGGCAAACTGGAGAAGCGTATTGAGCGCCTTGAGTATTACACCACGTTGAGCATTCTTGAGCAGCAAGCACTCAACATGCAGGTTAAAGATACTCTCGGCATTGATAAGACAAAGAGTGGTTTCTTGGTTGACAACTACGAAACTCACAATGTTGGTAACGTCAAGTCTATTGATCACCTTTGTTCGATTGATGCACAACAGTCTGTATTGAGACCTCAATCTAAAGAAGATAGTTTTACATTGAAAGAGGTCAACCGAAGAGATGATCAAAGAGTCATTTCTGGATATACAAATTCTAATGGTATCATTACACTACCATATAGTAACGTTGCGTATGCACAAAACCAATTCGCAACCAAGACAGTAAATCCAAACCCATTTGTTGTTCTGCAATATGTTGGTGATGCTGCATTGATGCCAAATATCGATCAGTGGTATAACAGTTCGGTAGCACCATTAGTAACAGAAAATAATACCAATCTGTTCTCTGTCTTCTTGGCAAAACAAGATGCACGAGTAGCATTCTCCAGTATCTACAACTCTTTCGTAATCAACTGGGTTGGTGTAAACAAAACCTTCTACAACCTGAAGAGCTTTGCAGAAAACAATGGAAGATCTGCAGAGTCTACTGTAAGCAGTGCATCTATTGGATCTTCTTCTAACGTCAGTCCACAAAACAATGAGATTGCGAAGGGAGTTGGATACAAGACTATCAATGGAACTAACGTATCTAATGCATTGAAGTTCTATGCTAGATCTGTTCCTGTTAAGTATGTCATAAGACGTATGAAACCCAAGACGAAACTACACGTCTTTATGGAGGGTAGAGACATTGCTAGATGGATTAATCCAGACTCCAGATTTACTGGTGTTGCTGGAAACTCTCCCACCACCTTTGGTAATAGCATTACAACAGATGAATATGGCAATGCTAGTGGCATCATTCTAGTACCATCAGGATATGCACCAAGAGAGAATTCTTTCTGGACTGGCAATATCGATACGATGCAATATGATGATACCTCCGAAGAAGTATATTTCTCTACAGGTGTCAAGACAATCAGATTTACTTCTAGTGCTACTGATGCTCCTATTACTGATGTAAATGGAGTCAGTTCTTTCGCTGAAGTTAAGTTCTATGCTACTGGTATTCTTCCAGAGAATCCTGCATCCATCATTTCCACCACACCAGCATTCTTCAAAGCAAATGAAGGTGTACAAGAGATTGATAGCAATACGGAGAACAAAGAAAGACCAAATCCAATGGCACAGACTTTCAAAGTTGAAAGCTTTGAGGGCGGTATGTTTGCAACAGGCGTCGATCTGTTCTTCTCCGAAAAGAGTGCCACTGTTCCATTGAGAGTTTATCTTTCTAATGTAGAAGCAGACAAACCTGGTAAGTATATCCTTCCTGGATCTGTCAAGACTCTCTATCCAGATACTTTCCTCAAGGTATATTCTTCTGGAAACATCACTATCCAACAAGGTGAAGACATCACTGGCAACAGAAGTCTCGCTAAAGGACCCATCGCTAAAGTTCTAGATAGAAATAATTTTGAAGTTACTCCTTCTAGCAATGGAGAGATCTCTCTAACGAATGAACAGACTTATACGTTCATCTTAAGTAATCACAATGGTAGAGACTTACTGCAGAATGAAGATCTAACCATCGGCACAGTTACTGCATACAACAATGCTAACAACGCTACAGTGGGTCTGAAAATTGCTAAAGACTCTGGTCGCGTGTCGAAACTGAATATTACTAATTTGGGTTCTGGATATGAAAGTGCAACCATCACTATCGAAAGTCCACAACTACCTGGTGGAAGCAATGCTACTGGATCTGTTAAAGTGTCTGGTGGTCAACTATTCCTTGCTGATGTAAGTCTTGCTGGTAGAGGATATACCGAAGCACCATCCGTTGTTATTAGAGGAACTGGTGCTGGTAACAACGGTGCTGTTATTGAGTCCGAAATTGAGATTGACGAACCCGCTGTAAGAATGGGTGTTGCAATTGACCCAGAGGGTGGAATCAGATCTACCACACCTACACGTTTCAACTTCGAGTATCCTGTTTATCTTCAGAATGATACCGAGTATGCACTCAACATTGAGTGTGACGCTGTTGAATATAAACTGTGGTCTTCCAAGTTGGGAGAAGAAGATATTTCTTCTGGTTTGGTTGTTAATGCACAACCTCTACTCGGATCTCTATTCAAGTCCCAAAATACTGCTAACTGGGAAGAAGATCTGTTTGAGGATATCAAGTTTACTCTATACAGAGCAGAATTCGATACCTCTAGATCTGGTGAACTAGTCATCAAGAACGAGGATCTGGGTTACGAAAAACTACAATCTGATCCTTTTGAGACTTATGCTCTCGCTAACAGCACAGCAACGTCTCCTCTGTTTAAAAACAACAGCAATGTTGTTAAGGTGTATCATAGAGATCATGGATTTGAGACTAGTGGAGACTCTAAAGTATTCTTCAGAGGACTGCCTGATTTTGCTGGATATGATGCTATCGATTTCGAGTCTACTTTATTCCAAGTTTCTAATGTAGGTATTGACTCTTACAATATCATTGGACCATCTAGAGCTTCTGATACTGGATTCTTTGGTAATGATGCGGTTCTAGCATCTTTCAATAGAAAGTACGAAAAACTCTACGCACAAATTCCTTACCTACAAGTTAGCGGAACTTCTATTGACAGCATGGTGAAAACCACTAATGTTGTTCCAGTTGATTCTAATACTACTAATTATACTTCATATTCTATGACAGATTATGAGACTACTTTCTTGAATGAGGAACAATATTTCTTAAATCAAAAGTTAATTGCATCTCCAATCAACGAAAGTCTCAACAATCTAGAAGGATCGTTGATGTATAAGTTGACCTTGAACTCCGAGAAATCGCATTTATCTCCTGTTGTTGACTTGAGATCTGCTTCTGCGAAGACTGTCAGCAATAGAGTAGAAAATGCTGTAGGAAACGAAGGAAGATATGGTAAGAGATATCAAGAAGTTCAACTGTTCCCTGTATACAGATTCACTGTACAAGGAAACGAAAGTGGTGGCAATCTGGTTCCTATCACCATCGATCAAAATGTCACTGGTGTAACTTCTGGCGCAGAGTCTGAAGTCCTACGTGTACGTGATAATGACATCTTCGTCAAGATCAAAAATTCTGTAAACTTTGTCTTGGGCGAGACTCTATATTTCAGCACCCAGTCTGCTTCTGGTGGTGATCTAGATGGAATTACTGTAGTGGTTGCAAACTCTGGAATCTTTAACGAAGTACCAGAATTTGTAGTTGGTTCTACTATTACTGCATTTAACCCTTCGGTAAGAACTGAAAAGTATGATAATAAAGTCAGTGGTAAAGTAATCTTCTGGGATTCAAACACCAAGACATTAACTCTTGAAAACGACAAGAGACCCATCAATAATGATTATACTAGTGAAATTACACTGGGCAGTGACTTTGCTAGAACTGCAACCACAAGTCTACAGACATCTGATGTCTTTAGAGTTGGTGATCTAATCGACTTTAAGAATGCTTCTTTCGAGACATCCAAGTTTGCTGAAATCAAGGCAATGACGTTTGGAGATGGTGTTGACTTTGTTGCAGAAAATGGTTCTGTAAACACCTCTGGTGTATCCAAGTATGTAACTAAAGAGATCTCTCTAGCAAGTTCTGCTTCTTCACTGAACACTAAATTGACTGTTAATGCAACTGATGTTAATAACATCCAAGTTCTGTACAAGATCAAACCAGAAGCATCCCAACAAAAGTTTGATGATATTAGTTGGACCTACTTCAATGGAGATGGTTCCTCTGATAATGATGTGATTGCTACGGCACAAAATAGCATCTCTGGGCAGTATGAATCTCAAGATGCATATCAAGAACTATCATTCACTGCGAATGATATTCCCGACTTCGCATCCTTTGCTATTAAGATTGTTATGAAGTCTGATAATCCTTCTTATGTTCCCAAGATTCAGGACATGAGAACTGTTGCTTCTTTCTAATATGAAACTATCTGAATACTTACAAGTCGAAGGTCAAGAAGGACTTGTGCGAGACATGAACACGGGTGCCATTATAAACACGGCACCCAAACCAAAAAAGAGACTCGCAGAAGAGTTCAAGAATGTGCAGGATGATCTAAATACTTTGAAGGAAGAAATGTCCGAAATTAAGTCCCTCCTTAAGCAGTTAATCAAATGACACTACGTAACGTACCAAAGGCGCATACGCTGGAACAGCAGCGTCAAGAGATTAACTTAATTGCATCTGACCTAGACACAGCAGTCGATGGTACGAAAACATTTGGCGGGAGTAAAACATTCTCTAGTGATGTAACATTCCAAAGCACCGTAGCATTCGACGGCATTGCAACATTCAACAGCAGTCCCACTTTTTCTGATAATATAGTAGCAAACTTTGGTGATGATGCTGACTTAAAAATTTACTATGATGGTTCGGCAGGTGTCCTAACATCGTTCATTGATTCTGATGCTTTACAGATTAGATCAGAATCTGATACTAGTGAATTGTATGCCACATTCCTGAAAGATGGACCCGTTGAGCTATACTACGACGGTGCTAAAAAACTCGCAACTAACCTTACAGGTGCGACAGTTTTAGGAGATCTCGAAATTAATGACGAGATACATTCTGCATCTGGTCTTATAACATTAAAAGTTGCTGATGAGATAACTCCTGGCAACATGATCACCGCAGCAATTTTTGGTGGTGCAATATATGCACCATATGGTTTTCAGTCTCATAATGCTAATGATGAGGCTGTCAGTGAGACATCTACTACTTCTGGAATTAATGTAACCAGCGGTGGACAGATTTATATTTCCACTGGTGGATCAAGTGCTCTCTGGAAAGGAAAGCAAAATGGAGCTACAACTGTCACATCAGAAATCAATGCTCAAGGTAATGCCAGATTTGATGGCACCCTGGACATTGGTGGCACTGCAACATTTGATGGTGATGTTTCATTAACTGGGGTAACTGCAAATTACACCGTAGCTGGAACCACTACCTTCAATAACAATGCTGCATTTGCTAATGATAAGGTATTGAACTTTGGTGGTAGTTCCAACGGTCGTATCTTATATGTTTCTGCAACTAATAGTTTTGATGTAAGAGTTCCTGGTGGTACTGAAGATCTAAAACTTGGTGCTGGCACAAACGTTAGGATTACTAATGAAAATGGTTTAACTGATAGAGCAGTATTCAATGCTACTGGTTTAACTGTCACTGGAACTATTGACGCTACAGGATTTACTGTTAGTGGATCTCCACTTCAGACTAGTGTTGCAACCACGTCTTCTGTTGGTACTGTACAACCAGATGGTACAACCATTGGTATTGACGGCAATGGCGTTATCAGCGTAACTGGTGGTGGAGATCCATTCACCGCTGATGGATTCAAGTTTGGTGTCAATGAAGGATCTGGTCCAGCAGCAACGCAAGGTGAGATCAGACAGATTGGTGGCAAACCACATTTCTATGATGGATCTGCATGGCAAGAATTTATTCTTGGCAGCACTCAAGCAACTACAATCCCAGCAGAAACTGCTTGGGATAAAGTTATAGTAAGAGCTACTTTTGATAGTGATTTTGACGATGTGAAGTTTGGTGATACTGGTACTCCCAATACTTACACTACATACAATTCAATTAATTTTAGTCCTTCAACTATTGTAGGCACCCCCGCTAAATTTGGTACTGGTGTTCTGAAAAACGTGGGTAATGGTGTTGTCTACTCACATAGATCGGAATACGATTTTGAAAGCGAATTTACTATGGAGTGTTGGGTTTATTTTGATTCAGAACCTGCAAGTTATACTCAAGAATACAAAGAAAAACACGTTCTATTTTCAAAAGCTAATTCAAACTTTGATAGCGGCAGTTGGCAGGTATATATCAAAAAGGCATCTAACGGCAACCATTTTTGGTACATTGATATCCATGATACAGCAACTAATACCGAAACACAGTATCAACTGGATAGCGTTGGATCAGTATGGACAAGTAGCGACTTTGACCAACAATGGGTTCATGTTGCTCTTGTCAAAGAATCTGACGGAACTCTTCACTTCTATACAAATGGTGTAGATGGTCTTTATACTCACCAGGGGGCAGTATCTGGTAACGACATTACAAACACAACTTTCGATCTAGCCATTGGTACGCCCCAAGCATCTGGTCAAGTTCAAAATGATATGTTCATTGATGATCTTCGTATCACAACAGATGCTAGATACACAAGTAGTGGTACTTACCAGAACGTAGATTTCACACCACCAACAACAGCACACCCAATCAGTGGCACCACAACAACGTACACACCACCTGCAACTAGCAAAGCTGGTGAGATTACGCTAGGTGCAACTCCTACGTGGACTGGAACAGCAGGAGTAACAGTGACACAGCAATCCAGTGGCAACTATCGTATGACCTTCACAAATCCATTTACTAATGCCACTGACTACTATGTCTTCACCAATCATATGGATTATATTGGTGCTCAAAAAGTATTTGTAACCACTGGTAGATCTAATACTCATGTAGATTTCACTGTGTACAGAGAAGGTGATGGTGCATTCGTTGACACTGGATCCGTCGCAGTTCAGGTTATTGCACACTGATAAATACTAAAATAGAGGAATAGTCTGGTATCATGCCATTAAGAAACGTACCAATTACATATACCCTTGATCAGCAGCGACAGGAGATTAATGCTCTTGCTGCCGATGTAAACGGGTTAGACGTTACCTTTGATGAGAAGGTAGATGATAGGGTTGCTGCCCTATTACAAGGTGGTGTGGGAACAGCAGTTACTTATGATGATGCTAACGGATCTCTAACAATCGATCTAGCATTCAACGAGTTTTCCACATCTTCAGTTCTGGAAGGCACCAATCTCTACTTCACAGATGCTAGAGCGAATGCTGATATTGACGCAAGAGTAACACAGGCATTCGTCAATAATCTGAACATCACTAATCTTGGTCCCCAAGATTCTATTACTCTATCTCTAGGTCAAACAACCAAGTATCTAACTCCTCTAAACTACAATAACGTATCGTGGGACACCGCCTATGGATGGGGTGATCACGGCGCTGTTGGATATCTAACAAGTTACACAGAAACTTCTACATTAAACGATGTAGTCGGACGAGGAGATACAACTGCTTCTAGTATTAATGTTGGTGGAGTAAATACAAATTCAATTACTACAGCAACAGCATCAGCAAACTTAACGTTGACTGGAAACAATGTAGTTGTTCCATCCAACACTAGATTTGGTACTATTGCTACTGCACTGGCAAATGACTATGGTGTTCTTGTCGATAAAGATGGTGAAATTGTAATCAACCACGCCCCAGGTTCTGGTGGGTTAACACTCAAGTCAAGTGGTAATACTACATTCAATATTGACGGTAATGGAAAACTTAATGGTGTTGTTAAGTTTGTAACTTCTGATGGCACTGCTGGACAATCTCTAACCACTGATGGAAATGGTCAACTATATTGGGGCGAAGGCGGTGGTGCTAATGTCGAAGTGGGTGATAATCCACCATCAAATGCCACCAGTGGAGATATGTGGTGGGAGAGTGATTCTGGTCGCTTGAAAGTTTATTATGACAATGGAGCAAACCCAGCAGCATGGGTTGATGCGTCACCTCCTCTTGTAGCAGACTCTCCAAACTCGGCATTCAGAACTGCTGTTGGCGACGTTGATGCGTCGTTTACTTTGGGCGGATCTGGAACATTATTCGCTGATGATAACGGAACGTTTAATGCAGGTATTACTGTATCAAACTTTTCTAGAGTAAGAATTAGCGTCTTGTTCGGTAAAATAAATGGCACCAACAATACTAGTGGACTTATTGCCATTGAAAGAAGTGATGGATCTTCACTGACAGAGATTTGTACAATTGCCACAACAGATCCAAATGTCACTGGCGCAACACCATTGTATTTTGAGTTTGTAGATAGTCATGGCGGAACTGCTGGTGATATTATGACATATCAAATTAGATTAAAGTCTTTGACTGCATCTGGAAGTAGAACTGGTACTGAAACGTGTCAGTTATATGTTCAAGAAATTTGAAATAAATAACTAAACGGAGAGATCTTAAGAAATGGCAATTCTATTCCCAGATACCGCTGGACAAGCTACAGACGGTTCATTTACACATACCGAGGGTGGTCTTACTTGGATCTGGAATGGTAGCAGCTGGAGATCCAGTGGTGGAACCCTTGACAC